AGGGTAACTTTTCTTGATTCTCCTTCCACTTTAACTTCAAGTTCAAGACCATCATCGAGTTGAGCTGGTGTTTTCCCCTTATCCTCTTCACCCGACGTATCCTCTTCCTCTGTGCCGATAAGCTTTGCCAGCGCAGTTTCTTCATCGTCAGGCTTGGCCTCTTCTTCCTTAGTTGGTTCTTCTGCTTTAGTCTTAGCATCCAGCTGAGGTACTTGAGTAGTTATCTTTTTCTCTTTAGGCGGCTCAAACAGCGCATTTAAGAGAGCATCACTGTCAGTTTCTACGCCAGCCTCTTGTGATAGATCAATTCTAGGTTCATCAACCATTAAACGTACCCCTCTTTAATTTTTCAAGCTTGCTCTCTTCTACAGTGGCCTCATTGGCCATAGACTGTAATCTACCCACAATCCTAGAGAGAGCCTTGCTTTCAAAAAACACATCTTCACGCTTCTGCTTATCTGCTGGATCAGTAGAAAGAAGCTCATTCATCAAATCTACATGAATAGTTGCCATGGCCTCATTCATCATGGGATTAGCAAGCATTTCCCTAATCTGCTTACAGTGTCTATATCGAATATCATCGGCCATAGTTACTCCAATTGATTACTTGCGTTCTCTTTAGCCACAGCTAGCTTAGTAGCAGCGTCAAGCCCTACCTTAGCACTATTCACAGCGAAATCTTGATTCGCAGCATCACGCTTCTGATCATCCTCCCAAGCAGCTATAGTGAGCTTAGTAGACATTTCAGCTTTAAGATTTTGCATTTCCAGGTCATGTTTTTGTATAAGCTCGGCGATAGTTTTCTGCTGCTCATGTTGCATCTGAGCAAACTTATTACGTGTTTCAACTTGCATCTTTTGTATGTCAGCTTGCTGCTGAGCCTGTATCTTAGACGTATTAATCATCATATCAGACTGAGCTTTAACTTTAGCCGCACCCACCAAATCAGGAGGTGGAGGTGTCTGATTTTGTTGTGCAGCCGCCGCTTTTTGCTCCTGGTCAAGCTGTTGAACTGCTTGGGGATCGACAAACGGGAAGAAATCCCCAACATTCTTAATTCCACTAAGTCTAAGGATTTGCTTGTATGTGTTCCTAAGATTTTCCCATCCACACAAAGGGTTAGCTGGCCCAAGTGTCTTAATTATCTCTTGCTGTGCCCCAGCTACAGCTTGAAGTGTTATTTGCTTCTCTTCAATGCGGCCATTGCCTAAACCTACATTGATATTAACACTTATTTGATCGTGCCACATAGAAGGATTAATCTCTTTGTAACCAGTAGGGGTTTTAACAGATTGTTTCCCCTTTAATTCATACATGGCTGTACGGAGAATAACTAAAAATAAATCCTTTAGCCCTGTTTCTCCAATATTACGGGCCATCATTTCGATCCTAGCGTCACCTCCCATGACAGCAGCGTTCGCAGCAATACGCGAAGTCGCCTGTAGAGCGTTAGGGTCAATACCCTGGGATAATTTGGTGACTCCTGAACGGGCCTCGCTATTCTGGTGTAAGTATTCAAGAACGGGAAGCGTCTGCCCCGCACTGAAAGGAGTAACCAACTCCTCGATCTGTCCCATTGCCTTAGCACGGATCATAGCTCCTATCTCAGTGTTTTTAGCGTCCTCTAAATTTACCATGTTCTCATTGATGACAGTGCGTGGTTGATTAACTAAAGCCACGTTATCGAGAATAGACCGAGTAATAGAAGTAAGAGCATCTTGATCTTGAATTAAATCTTCGGCAAGAGAAATAGGGAAAAATACATTTGGCTGTAAATCAGTAACAAACACTGCTAAAGGCACAAACGGAACTACTTCATCAACAAGTATCTGGTATGTTGGCCCACCACAAATCAAGTGTCTTAGTTCAATCGTACCGTCCCCATCAGCATCACACCTAAGCCATATTTCGGTGATCAAAATACGTTTAGCAGTCGGGTCCTGTGACTCACTATCTGCATATGCTGTAGGATCAAACAATAACCGGTTTTGCCGTTCTGTTTGAAGGGCAGATGAATCATCAGTCGTCATAGTTACTAAATCATCATAATCTAAACTAAGTAAATCCATCGCCTCCCAAATAGGCATATCCTGACGGATACCAACAAGTCGAGCATCCTCTATGCACGTAGCTTCAGCGTCTACAATAAAGCTCTCAGGAGCAAGAGTTGAAAGAACCCATTTATTTCTATACGATGTTTTAGTAATTACCGCTTGCTGCCCCATAGGCTGACCTGTTTCAGGGTCCTGCATAGGAGGGGACATTTCAGTAATGATAGCATCGCCTGACTGCACATCAAACATTAGTTCTTGCATTTCGTCAGGATCGAGCATTTTAGTTAGAGAATGAGAACCGATAGGAGTTCGTACAAGTTGAACTCGCGCTACACCAACACGAGACTTAAGGGCATTAGTGGTTGCAGTAATGAGTACTTTATACCCTCCATATTTGTTAAAGACTCCATTAGCGAAAAGAGTCTGCTCTTTACAGATTTGTTCATCCTCTTCATCGTCACTGGAGAACTCTGCAATTATGTCTGTTTGCGTAAATACCCTACCAATATTGGGAAGAACAGCATGAATAGTATCTCTAACCGTAGAAACAATTACTTGAGAACGTCCTTGTTCTGCAGATAAAGCTGTTCTTCCCTGATAATAGGCCTCAGTAAGCTGCCGTATATTGGAAAGATTACTCTCTATCCAATCCGTAGCTTGCTCACACTCTCTCGTCACCAAACCCTGATATTGGTCAGGATCGAGTGGCTTAAGCTGTTTATTCTTTGGTGCTTGGGCGTCCATTTAAGTAAAGCAAGCCTTTACTGCCCACATGGCGGCCTGTTCGAAATTGGTAATAGCGATGCTCCGACAACGATTGTCTGGCACTTCCTTGCGGAGATAGGCAAACATCTCCTCGGTCATGCCCTTAATAACATCGACGCGCTTGTCGGCAGAAGGATTGAAAGAAGAAAGTGTGGACGGTTGAGCAAGTGTAACTTCGGTCATAGCATTCTCCTATATTAAGTTAATTATCATCCCCAACGAGGCGGGGTATATTTATTCCCCTTCCCCCGCATCATGTCTTTTGGCTCAACATTCCTACCACCAACGCTGATCGGTCCACCGCTACCAGTGTCTACATTCTGTGCATGGGGTTGATTCGTCTTGAACATCTGGGAGTTGCCGCCCTTAGGTGGATTACGCGTACCCGCCAAGTACCCTTGGGTTACAGTATCACCATGGGCATTAGTAGGGGACACTTTACTAGTGGCTGCTTGTTTAGAGGGGGAAAGGCCTGGACCTGCTGAGGACATTTGTTATCTCCTGCGTGGGTGTGACAATTTGCCACTTGACATTGATTTTGTTCACTTTTTAGCAATTTTCATGCAACAAGGTGTAGGTTCCTTTTGAGGGGCTTAGCCCAATTCGTGCGCCGGAGAGGATCATACCCGCTCATTGCGGCATAGCGAAAAGCATCAGCAAAATGAGAGGTATGATCGTGCAGGGGTTTATTAGCAAAAACCCTATTCTTTTCGTTGTACGCTGAGCGATACATACGAAGGGCATCCAGACCTTCTTCACAACGAGTCTTATCAAAGTAGCACTGAGGGAGAATGGACCTGACAGCAGCAATACCATCTTCCACGTTGTGTCTAGGAAGGACAGTACATGCCAAACCACGGTCTATTAAGAACTCTAAGCGAGACTTTCCTGTCTGCTGCTCCCGCGCTTCTGCATCATGAGGAAGAAAGTGTTCTTCGACATGGTAAGGATGCCCCTTAATCCAGTCTACATAGTGATCTAAAGGCTGTGAGTTATTCTCGTAACAGTCAATGAAGTGCCATTCCAACCCAACACGTTGGAACAACCATATGGCGGTAGAGTCGCCGATACCAAGGTCCCAAGATGCAACAACACCAGTTGCTCGATCATAGGTGACATTATTAATTCTTTGCTCTTGCTCAGCGGTGGCAATGTCTTTTCCAAAGTAGGAACCTTCGTGAATTATTTCATATCCCCCTCCCCAGATATGGTGGGCCATTTCAGGGTTCTTTTTGTAATCATCCTCCATGTCTTTCTTGAGTTCTTCAGGAAAGAAAGGGTTTTCCCGCCACGTCGAAGTATTCTCTATGGCTCTGTCGTTAGCTTTAGTGTTGGCGTTAATCTCAGTGAGAGGAAAGGACCTAAAGAACTCGTCTATTGCATCAGTCTTGTGTCTAGGGTTATCAGAGAACCACATTTCCGAACCGGGATTACGAATGGTAGGACGCAGCATCCTTAAGGAAACATGCGAGAGGGTCTGGGCCTCTTCTATCCATGCTATGTCGTACCCTTCAAGAGACTTAACATTGTCAGCATTGTATGACTGTAGGCCCTTGAAGATGATCAACGAGCCATTGTGCCCGCGTATTTCCTCGTCGAGGATGCGATAGGCAGAGGCGAGGCCGTAGTAGTTGATTTTGTCTATTATCAGTTGGCGGACGCTCTCACGGATGGCTGATTGAACCTCTCTCGCGCACACCACCCTAGTAGGAGACTGATAGGTACGCAGTACAGTTAATGTAGCAAAAAAATGCGACTTGCCGCTGCCTCTTCCGCCCTTGGCGCGTTTATACCTACGTGGCGCTAAGAGTGGTAGAAATACCTCTGGTATTTGTAAGTTGAGGCTAAAATTTTCCATTAATCACCCTTAGCATATGAGAGATATTGAAGAATAAATGCCTAAGGAAAGAAATAGATGGTAGTTTTTTAACCATCAATTTAACACCCGTTTTTCAAGGGTTTTAGGGTCATCCGTGGGCTGAATAGTTTGGGGAGGAAAGGCTGGGACGCCCTGTATCGTGATATTCACTGGGAGAGGCTGAAATTGTGCCGGGGTTGGAGTGGGATAGAGATTGAACAGCTTAGCAAGTTCTTGATTTATCTTGAGGGAGATTTCCGTCTGCTCCTTGCGAAGGGCCAACTCATCCAACGCTTCCAGACGAACCCGCATGGAGGTCGCCGTCAACTTGGCTTCCAGGGCCTCATATTCCACAAGATGAGCCTCGTAAAGAAGCCGAAGCTCAGGAATTTGAAGCAGGAAGCGGGCATGGGGTTTCGTGGGAGAGGGAAGCCCTGCTTCCTTCATGGCTCTGATCTGGGGCAGACCTTCAGCCAGCAAACGCATGAAATCATAAGCTTTTGCGGCATATATCTGGGGATGCTCGTTCTCCCTGAAGGGAGAGGCTTCGAGGGTGGGTTGAGGGGAGGGGGGGCCATGTTCGGACATGGAGGGGTAAGG